CATAATGCAGCAACCGGCCATCGCTTGATGCAACCGCCAGAACGTCGCCGCCCCAATTATCGAAGGTCCACGAGAAAGACCCATAGAAATAGGCAGACTGCGGCCTTGGATAGGTGGCATCAGTGTCATCGCCGTAGAGAAGCTCTCCATAGTCCCAGGCGCCATAGCCGCCAACTGATCCAGCAGCCTCGCCGACAAAGTTTGCAGGCGTGACGTTTGTATAGATTGCACCTTCCAGCGCATAAAGAGTGTCGCCGCAGCCAACCATTGTTAGATGCGTCCCTGCATTGGTTGTCCAGGTGAACAAAGCGCGGGGGGTGCTTGCAAGAGGGGTTGCAGTGATGCGCTGCCACCCGCCAACAGGAAGCAGCTTGTTAGAGCGCCAACGCACCAGATTGGCATCCCAATAGCGCCCCTTCACCTGCAAAGGCGTGGCTGTCTTTACGACACCAGGAGGAATGGTGATTGGTGCAAGTGGCATTAGGGTTGATCCTTAGTAGACGCAGAAAATACCACATTTTCCAGCGACTGGATAATTGCAGTTGATGTTTCTCTGTCGATCATCAGAACACCCTCACAGCACACATTCCACTGCTCCCCATCGCGCTCGTCCCAGACCGGGACAGTGATACGCAAGTGCTTAAACAAGCGTTCCTTGCCATCTTCGAACACGCGCCAAACATGTTCGGCTGTCCCCCTGCCCGGCTGTCCGCGTGACTGGTTGAACCGAATACAAAACTTGCTCAAATCACCTCAACGTCTGTCGGTACAGGGCAAACCGTTGGCGCGGCCTGTTGTACACTGACATTGAAGTGGATGAAGCGCATAGGCTTGGTTGCTGCATGGCGGGTAAAGGAGTGGGCTAGCCACGCATTGGCGAACATGACCGTGCCAGCTTCCGGCACGAAGTTGATGACGTTGGAGGCGACGGTCGCCTGCGACATGTCCTTCTCGGGCAAATTCAACTGGACCTTGCCCGCCTTGGGGTCGTGGAACAGGACACGCGAACTGTCCTTGGGAACGTCGATGAAGTAGAAACCAACGATCTGCGATCCATAGCCATGCACATGCTGCTCCATCGCAGAGTGTTTGTGATGCTCTTGGCACCAGAACTCGGTGAAGTAGGTGGACAGATTCTGCATGGCGTAGCCTTGGCTGTCCAAGATTTCCCACGCTGACTGGGCGATGAAGTTGGCAAGGCCAAGCATCCGTGGATCACCGTTGAGATTGCCAGTCATAAGGACCGGGTAAATCTCATTGAGCTTCTTGGTTTCTTTTTTCTTGATGGCAAGCTCTTCGCTCACCACTATCTTGGCAGTGTCTAAAAACTGCGGAGCCTTGACGTTGTATATCGCAACAGGGAAGTGGAACATCGCCTCGATGTTCAACCCTGCTGGCGTCTCTTGCACTGGCGATTGGCTCTCATCAATTTGGCTGACACTGCACATCACATATCCCCCTATGATGCTGATTGTTTACGGTTTTGGAGTTGGTACTTCAACCCAAGACAGGGTGGCTTCGTCCCACTTATAACGCTTTCCATCATTAGGATACGGAACAGGAGCTTCCCACTGGCATATGGTGGTGTTCAACAACCATGAAGGATACGGCTGCGGCGGAATGAACGCATCCAGAACGGGATCGTAGGTATAGCCGATGCCCGCATAATTTTTGCGGAAGTTGGCGTTGTAGCTGGTCTGCTTCCAGACGGTCGTTGAGCCAAAGAGCGACTGGCAAAACGCCACGCCAGCGGGTTCGCTCTCCGGAAACGGCAGATTATCAATCGTCGCGTTGTTGACGACAATCACTTCGGTGACGAGATAGCTCTCGTTAAGCTGCGCAAAGCTTGCCATTAGAAGGTTACACTCCCGCTGCCGGTGAACTTATAGATTTTGTAGCCGTTAGTTGTGCAGTTTGTAAATACGGGCGAACCGGTTGTAGATGCTGCGTCGGCATATGTGTTGGCATATCGAATGATGGTAATGCCAGATCCGCCAGCAGCGCCAGCAGTGAAATTGGGGCCACCACCGCCACCAATGCCTGTATTTGCTGCACCTGCGGTGGGGGTTGCACTAAGCCCACCGCCCCGGCCACCAGTCGAATATGTGACAGAAGCCCCACTAATGGAACTAGCCGCACCAGTGCCACCGGGTTGTCCGTTATTATTTATGCCGGGACCGCCGCCAACGCCCGCCGCGCCGCCGCCGCCGCCGCCAGTCTCTTGTCCGGTGCATGGGATAAGTCCTTGACCGCCAGCATATCCTTGGACAGGGGATGTTGATGGCGTGTTTCCAGCGCCACCAGGGGCGCAGTTAATGGCACCGCCACCGCCAGAGCCGCCACTTAACCCAGCCTCAACAGCACCGCAACTACTACCGCCACCGCCGCCGCCAGCAGACGAAATAGTCCCAAAAACACTGGCTGTGCCACTACTTCCTCTTACAGCAGAGCTAGTACCACCAGCGCCGCCGCCGCCGACAGTCACTGTGATAGGCGATCCCGCCGTGACAGCGTAGCCCGTAGCAGTCCGATAGCCGCCAGCGCCACCACCGCCGCCTCTATAATATCCAGCGCCACCAGCGCCAGCGACAACAAGATATTCAACAGTGGGGGTTGTCAGAAGAGCCCCACCGGCAAGGAAGAAGTTCTTCGCAGCAAACATTACGGGGTGTATCCCTGCGAATAGGAGCCGTACCAGTTCGTTCCGTCAGCGACGAAGGTCAAAATATCCATCTTGCCAGCAGTGGCCGTGATCGTGGGTGCGCCCGCGCTGTTCCACTTCACGCTGGTAAAGGTCGCCGTTCCGTTGCCGGTGGCCGCCGCCTGCTTCAAGAGCAGGATGAAGGACTTGCCAGCAGTAGCCGTGGGCATCGTGAATGTGCAGGCCGTGGAGGCAGTCAGGGTTGCGGTCTGGACGGTGCCGCTTGTAAGGCTGATTGTGTTCGCCGTAGTCACCGTGCCAATTGCTACCACGCTCTCAACATAACCAGTAAGCGTTGGATTGGTGACAGTTGGAGCCGAGTTTAGAACAGCGCCACCAGATCCAGTGACGTTTTGCCCCCATGAAGTTGCAACGCCTGTTCCAAGAGTTGTTATCCCAGTTCCACCATTGGCAACCGGCAACGTCCCTGCCACGCCTGTTGTAAGAGATAGCCCAGTGACATTTGTCATCACGCCGGAAGCCGGTGTCCCAAGTGCAGGCGTTGTCATCGTTGGGCTTGTCAGTGTCTTATTGGTGAGCGTCTGCGCTCCTGTCAGCGTCACATAGCTGGCAAACCCAGCGCCAGAGACTGTTCCACTAACATCCAACGTCCCGCCAACACTCAGCGTCTTGCCAGAACCAACATTCAACCCAACGGATGTTCCAGTGCCACCCGCGTTGAACAACGCATCCAGTGTATCAAGATCCGTGTTAAGTTTGGTTCCCCAGGTATCGCGAGACGCGCCAACCTCCGGCTTCGTCATGTTCAGATTGGCGGTATATGAATCAGCCATCGGTTAGCTCCTACGCAGCCCTCTGCCATGTGTTGTTCGGTTTAGGTATATCATCCCAACTATTGGCAGGCGGCTCTATATCATTCCAACTGCTGACAGGTGGCGTAACGGCTCCCCAAATATCGGTCGGCGGGGTTATATCATCCCAATCGCTGACCGGCACAGGCAGAGGATGCCAGCCAATGTCTTTTCCTTCCGCCGATACTACACAAGTTCCAGCCGCTGATCCAGCCGCTGCCGCAGTTGCCCGCAGAACGCCTTCCGCCGTGCTAGTTCCTTCTGCCGATCCAACCATGATGGCGGTGGCTGCAAGGACGCCGGATGCCGTGCTGGTGCCTGCTGCCGAGCCAACGCCAGTGACAAAGTTGATCCCGTCTCCGACTGCCGATGCCGTCGATGTTCCTGCGGCAGACCCAACAGCCACGATGATTGTGTTGCTGTTTGCCGCTGCCGTTGAGGTTCCCGCCGCAGATCCAACTGCCTGGAAGATAAGAGCGCCAACCGCCTGAACGGTCGATGTTCCAATGGCTGAACCAGCCGCCGATGCGATTGCAATATCAACAGCCTGGGCCGTCGATGTTCCTGCCGCAGATCCAACCGCCGCAGCAATCGGAGCCGCAACCGCCTGAACAGTCGATGTCCCTGCCGCCAATCCAACAGATGCAGCAATCGGGGCTGCAACCGACTGGACAGTTGATGTTCCAGCCGCAGACCCTACAGATGCCGCAACAGAGGTCCCGGCGGCATCCGCCGTTGAGGTTCCAGCCGCAGACCCAACTGCTTCGAAGATCTGGGTGCTAACCGCCTGAACTGTCGATGTTCCAGCCGCAGACCCAATGGATGACGCGATGATTTCACTGGTTGCAGATGCCGTTGATGTCCCAGCCGCAGACCCAACACCAGACGCTATGACTTCGCTGACTGCCGCTGCGGTAGATGTCCCGGTGGCTGTTCCAACCGCCTCAACAGCCGCCTGCTGCGCCGATCCCGAGATGGGAAAGGCGGCAATTGGTTGCGCTGCAATGCCAAAGTCAGCCATTTAGATCACCTGATCTGTTCAGCCAGATTGTACCATTTCCCCAGACTTGACGCTAACCTCCGCCACCCTGCGGCTCCAGCCTTTACCATAGGTCTCAAATGTTGGCAGGCGTCTCAGGAAATCCATCCGCATGTCGCAGAGCGCGTCTACGGTCTGCGCCGGGTCGCAAGCCGCAATAGCGTCCAATGATTTGGGGCCGATCATGCCGTCTTGCGTCACTCCAGCAATCTGTTGCAAATAGCGGGCGGCGCGGCTGACGCCGCTGTTGACCGCCAGGTCGAACGCCGCGTAGTCCACACCGGCAGGGAGCTGATTGCCTTTCAGCTTGTCCCAATACATGACCTTGTAGAAGGTCTTCACATCGCTTGGCGTCAGTTTCCGCATTTCCGTTTCGGTCACGCTGCGGTTGAGGTAGGTTTCCCAATTGCGCTGCGTTACGCCAAGGTTGGTGCGCCCGCCAGGATCACGCGGATCGTTAACGTAGCCGCCCTCGTCTTGAATTATAAGGGCGAAGCACTTGTCGAAGTTTTCCTTCACCGGGCGACGCCTTTGAGTTTTTCCAGTGTCCGCAAACCGCCCATGCCGAGCATGGCGAAGACAAGCTGCCAGAGGGTGTCGTCAAGCTTGGGCGGGACCGGGGGGTGAAACCCGGCGCAGAGGCCGACCCAGACAAAGATCGGGGAAAGCACAAACTGGTAAGCTAGAGCTAGGCCGCATGTCCATCCGATGAAGGGACGCCAGCCCGACACGAACACGCTGGCATTGGCCGCCTCGACGGCGTTCACGTCGCTCTGGGCCTTGTCCCAAGACAGAAGACTGTCGCGCAAGGCGGTCTCGGCCTTGGCTTTAGCTTCGGGGTCTGGAATGAACTTGTCGAGAACTTTCATGCCCGCCGCAATGGCGTCGTCGATTCCAAAGCTCATTTGTCGGCCTTTCCATCCAGCTTGTCAGAAATGCGCTGGAACATCGCCTCAATGTGGTCCATGCGCTTGTCCATGTCGAACTTGCTGACATAGGTTTTGGGCAGGTCCGTCTCAATTGCGTGGAGGTCTTTGCGCAGCTCTTTCACCGCGCCCCATATCTCGCGGGCAAACCAGCCGCCGGCCGCGACGCAAGCACCCCCTGCCAAGTTGAAGATTGACTGCGTGTCCATTTCCATTGCCATCCTCAGAACATGAAGAAGAAGTTGCCGTTTGAACTTGTAGCCGGGGGAGCGGTAAATATCCAACCCAAGTTGCCGCTGACGTTGGTGGACGTTGTGCCAGCGTACCACGCAGCCCCGCCAGTGGCCGTGCTGTCCTTGAGGCTGAGATAGTTGGAACTGGCGACACCAGACGCCTTGGACAAGAGCGCCGGGACGCCAGCGGTGCTGCTGATGATTGTGACGAGGTTGCCCGCCGTGCCGCTCACATTCCAGTCGGTGACGGTCTGCGTTGTACCAGCCGTGAATGTGAAGGCCGTGGGCTGGACGCTGTTAGCGATGGCGGTGAATGTGTTGCTGCCCGAGATGGTCAACGCGCCCGCGCCGTTATTGGACAAGGTGCAGTTGTATGTAGCCCCGCCGCCAACGAATGTCTTGGCCGTCGCGCCGGTCATGCTGATCTTGCCGGTGCCGGTTCCTGCGGTGGTGGTGAAGCCGGTGGGCGCGGCGTTGTTGAAAGCGGTCGTCGTCACCGCTGGGCAGACTAGTGTGCCGCCGTTGAATGTGAGGTCTTTTGTGCCTGCGGCGGTTGCGTAAGTCGTCCCAACGGTCAACGTCATTCCGTTGAGATCGAGCGTCCCGTTGGTGTGCGTGAAGGCGCGAGCGGTCCCCATCAACAGCGCGTCTGCGAGGCGGATTGTGCCGCCAACGCCATTGACGGTTAGCGGCTTGTCCTGCGTTTTTCCGTTTGATGTGATGAGTTGGACGCCGGATGTCGCCCCAAAAGTCAAAGCCTGTGTGCTAAGAGCGACCGTCATGCCTGTGGAGAGCGTCAGGTTCCCATAAATAATGCCAGTTGCCGTTCCAGCCCAAGTGCCAGCAAACCCGGTAAAGTCGATGTTTTTGGCCGAAAGGTTGGCTGTCGGTGCCAAAAACGTCAGGGTGTATGTTCCGGCGGTGAAATTGAATGAGAAGGCTTGAGCCTCTGGATAAACGCCGGGTGTCACCGTCACGGCGGTTGCCCCAGAATAAACAATGTTGACTATTGGTGTCCCCGTTGTCACCATGGCTGCATTTGCGTTAAAAAGCGTTCCGCCTGCGCCGTTGCAAGTGATGTTGCCACCACTAAAGTATAGTGTTTTTGCAGAGCTTCCTGTGGACGAAAAGCTTGTACAAGTTAATTGATACGACGAAATATCAATGTATGAAAGGCCGCTGATGGCATCAAAGACACCAAAAGTTCCGAAAGTATTAGGGCCGCCCATGGTGAGGGCTGTGAGCGAGTTGGTTACTGTTGGCACTGCGGTCAGTACGTTTTTGACCACGGTGCCGCCCAAACTAATGGACGAAGCGCCGCTGATGGTCTTGTTGTCTCCATCAAACGTGCCGTTGGTAATTGTTAACACACGGGTTGCACCCATAGTGAGGGCGTCTAAAAGCTTAAATGTTCCGCCAACGCCATTAAAAGTTAATGGGAAATCAACGGTTTTCCCGTTGGTGGTTATTAGCTGGGTGCCGGATGTCGCGCCAAATCGCATCGCGCTCGCAGATGCAGTCAACGTCATGCCGGTTGAGATAGTCAAATTTCCATAAATTATAGGACTCGCTATTGCCGCCAGCGTTCCTGCAAAACCAGTAAAATTAACATTTTTTGCAGTTTGATTTGCGGTGGTAAATGTGAGCGTGTATGTTCCGGTTGTGAAATTAAAAGATATGGCACTTGCTTCTGCAAGTGTTCCCGTCAAAACTGTCGTGGCTACCGCGCCAGAGTTTGAGATATTGACGACAGGCGTTCCCGTGACCGTCAATGCGCCGGATGTGGCGGTTGTCCAAAGTGTTCCGCCATTTCCAACGCAAGTGATGTTGCCGATACCAAAGGCAAGAGTGCGGGCAGTGCCGGAGTTTGACGCAAACAAGCCTGTTGTAATTGTCTTTCCATTAATATTAAGAACCCCATTATTGAGCGTCAGTGTGCGTGTAGCACCCATAGTAAACGCATCTTGAAGCTGCCACGCCGCGCCGACACCACTGAAAATGATGGGGAAGTCCATCGTTTTCCCGTTGGTTGTGATGGTCTTGGTGCCAGAGGTGCCTGCAAAATTCATAGTGGTTACAGACGCAGTCAGGGTCATACCTGTTGAAAGCGTCAAGTTTCCATAAATGTTGCCCGCGCCAGTCGCGTTCCATGTCCCAGCAAACCCTGTGAAATCGACATTTTTAACCGCAGTGCCTGCATTGTTTAAGAATGTCAGCGGATAAGTTCCGCCCGTAAAATTAAACGATATGGTTTGTGCTTCAACAGGTGCGCCAGCGGTCACGGTTATGGCTGTAGACCCCGCGCTTGTCACGTTGATGACCGGGGTTCCCGTAACTGTAAAAGTATTGTTGGCCGTATAAACCGTTCCGGTGCCGCCCACTGAAATTGAATTTGTGCCAAAATCCAACCGCACACTACTCCCGGTCAAAGTTAGCGCGAAGATGCTGGGGTTAATGTCTATGTTGCACGGGTTGCTGCCGCTGGCGCTATTAAAAATGGCTACATCAGATGTCCCCGGCACCGACGCGCCGCCCGTGCCACCAGACGAAGTTGACCAACTGGACGTGCTGCTCCAGTTTGTGCCGGAAGTTATCCAATAGCGGTTCGCCATGATTACACCGCAGGGTCAATGGGTGCATCTTCAATAGGTAATGCAGTCACGATGGCGATCCAGTTGTCATAGCGGGCCTGCTTCATAGCTATGATCTGCTCCGGCGTGAACGAGTCGTAATCGCTCACGCGCATCACCAGCGCGTCCTTGAGGATGTATGGCTCTTCGCCAATCTCAAACTCGTCGGCAATGCGCCCGTCTTCAAGCATCTTGATAGCCATTTTGTTCCCCTCTTAGGCTGATGCCACGCAGCGCCATGTTGTCGTGGCCACGTTCCAGACAAACCCAACATCAAGGCGATTTGTTGTCACGGTCGTCGTCGGAAGCGCCACGGTCGATGCTGAGAACGATGCGCCCCAAGTGATACCAATCGCACCCGTGCCAGTGATCGAAATCCAGAGCTTCTGACCATTGACCGGCGTTCCCGTCAAGTTGGTCGTGAACGAGGTGATGGCCGCACTCTGGTTGGTGATGACGAGCATGTCATAGCTGTCGGTGTTCAGCGTAGGCGTTGCGCTGTTGGCCGTGCTGGCGAGGACACGAATTGGAACCAGTCCAAGAGCAGTTACATTTCCAGACGCATCTAGCTGGGGTGAACGCGCCGCCGCCATCGTAATGAAAACATCTTTGGTGCCTGCCGAGAAGGTGACAGCAGAACCTGCATTTGAGGATGAATAAATGGTTGTCCGGGAAAACGTGTTTGCAGACGTATATGTTCCAAGTCCTACTTCCCATTCGTTCAGCGTTTGATGCTGGATCGAGTAATAAAAGGTATCGCTGACAGACAGAACCGCAGAAAATGTTCGATAGCCAGTTGGCGCTGTTCCCGATACCGCGAACGAGCCAGATCCAGCCGTGGTCGATGTGTCTCGAACACGATCTGCGGTTACGAATGCCATTGGCTTTAGTCCTCAGTGATCGTTGAGGCAGTCGTCAAGCGAGGCGTCACGCCAGAACTGACAGAGATGCTAGGGCTGACAGTACCGCTGTAGTAGAGGACGCCAGCGCCACTTGCAGCCGTGCCAACACCAAAATAGGTGATTGTGTTGGTTCCAGCCGTGCAGTTGGCAAAGTCAATGTTGGCAACAGGCGAGACGCTGTTGTTGGTCACTGTCCAGCCGCCAGATGTGCGAAGAACCGCCACGCGAGCATAGCCCGTGTAAGTGGCTTCGCTGGTGGACTGATCGCCAGCTTCGCCAGGGTCTGCCGTATGCAGCGACACATAGAGATTTGTCAGCGGGGACGTGGCCGCATTGTCAGCCAGATTGGCAATGGCTGTCGCGTTGAAGATCAGCTTCAGCAGAGAGTTTTCGAAGGCATTTGATTTGGACATGATAGCTCCTTAACCGTAGACGCCGCGTGGCCGAGAGATAAGTGGCGACCCGCTGTGCAGTGCTTTCTGTGATTCATCCTGCAAGGATTGGACGCGAGCCAGATAAATCTGACTGAAGACACCCATTCTCTGATCGTCCATCAGGAATGGCGCTGCATGGGTTAGGGCGCCATAGAGGTAAACGTCAGGAGCCTTGGTCAGCAGCCAATTGGTTGTATTGGCTGTCGATAATGCAGGGATCTTCCCATAGTAGACCATATCTATGGTGATGTCGTTTACCGCAGGCGGGACCAGTTCAATGATGCCAGTGGTCATCGAGTAGAACCTGGTGCTGGTGTAGGTCTGCGCCTTGATGATCGTATCAGCCTCATCAGGCGTGATGTAGCGCAGGGGGCTTTGACCGCCCACGATCATCATGTTGATGGCTTCTAGCCAATCAGGAGGAAGCGCCACAAACTGCCCGTCGCTGGTAGCCGTTGCGTTGACGATCATCTCCCGGCTGCGCAGCCTGGTGTTCAGATCAGCCTCGGCAAACTGAATGAAGGTCTGGATCTGAGCCGTCAGATCAGCACGGTTCAGATAGTCAGCAATGGCTGACTGCAACGTGGCATAGTTTGTGATTGTGCCCATCAGCTCGTCATCCAGTGCGTTCGATATGGGGCGGCCTCATCTGTCGCCAACCATTTCCGCAGTGCGGTCTTGTCCCCAAGGATACCACGTTGCTTCAGATCCATATAGAGGACCATCGGAATTGATGCGACCTTGACCATCCCATCAGGGAGCTTGTCCATCCTGCTGATCTCATTCCTGATCGCCTTGTTCTGCTCGGCGATCTGGTCGATCTCAACCGTTGTTTCCAGGACGATCTTGTTATCTGTCGTGAAGTGCATCTGCTGGCGGGTGCCAGTGAGCGAATCATAGGCCAGATCAAATGATCCAGGCGCAAAGTTCTCAGCCATCAGTCTCTCCCAAAGAGGTAGGAGCCGGGGGTTAACCCGGCTCCATTTATTGTCAGGAAGGAATGAGGTTAGCAATCACCGCATTTGCCTTTTCAGACTTCATGCGCAGACCATATTCCACCACCATTTCCTTCTTGTCGAAGTCGCCGGTCTTGGCAATGTCGAACGTCTGGAACGGACGCAGGTAAGCAACGCTGATATACTCAGGGTCCAGAACATACGCAAAGTTTGCAGGCTGGAAGCGGTTCGGAACAATCGACACTTCGCCGAAGTCTCCGAGGTAGATGTCCGCCGTCGCAATGATCTTGAGAGGCGCGACGCCCGTGTTCATCTGACGCTGAGAGGAAAGACCAGCAAACGCCGAGACAACAGTCTTGTTGTAGGCATTCACCATCAGCATCTTGGGATCGCCGCCCTGCTCCCAGACCTGCTGGATAGCAGTCTTGAGCATGGTCTCGGTAAACGCCACGTCAGTTGAGGTGGAAAGGCCGGTCCAGGCGGTGCCGGGATAACCGTTGCCGCCAGAGCCAGACATGGCCGAGACAGTCGCCGCATTAGCCTGCGAGTTGGTGATCAGCCAGGTAGGCAGACCAGCCGTCTTGCGGGCCGTGCTGCTGGAGTTGCCAGCCACGCCAGCCTGGTTGCTGGTGAGGATAGCTTCCATATCGCGCTTCAGCTCTTTGGACGCCTTCGCGGTCTGATAGGCCATCTGGGTGCGCATACCAGCGTTGTCCACGGCATCATCGGTGCCAGAGACCGAGATGATCTTGGTGCTGATCTGCGTGTAGTTGGCGACACGGACGGTATCCGTGAAGTCAGCGTTACCAGCAGCCGCGCCTTCGATAGCCGCGTTGGCAGTGCTTGCCGCAGCAAGCGCATCCACCTGCCACTCGAAGTAGGTGTTCTTGCAGGTATCACGCCCAATGTTGGACATGAAAGGCGTATCTACGGGGCTGATGTCGTAGATGATATTAGACAGGTCTTCGCGGATTTCATTGGCCGCGTCGTAGGTGGTGACTTTGCTGAGAGATGCCATGTTATTTTCTCCTAGAGTCCATCAGACCAAATAAAGCAGCGGCATCATTGACGCTGCCAGATGCTTTGAGACGCTGTTGCATCCGCGACATATCATTTCCGCGTTGGGGATTAGACGTTGTGGAGCCTGCCCGCATTGGCCTTGGTCCTTCTGCCTGTTTAGGCTTGGGACGGTTAGCATTTAGCGCATCATATCGTCTGGCCTTTTCAAGGATGACGACATAACGAGGATCATACACCTGCGCCAATTCTTCAGTGGTAAAGCCAACTTTCTGGCCGTATTCCCGAAGGTTCTTGGTCGAAGCCTGCATTTTCTCTGGATCAGACCACTCCTTGAAGGTGGAAACCAGAAACTTCTGGCCCTCTTCTACAAGTTGCCGTCTAGCAGCCATTTCCCGCTCTTGATCGACCATCTGGAGCCTGACCTGTTCCTGCTGCATCATTGCAAGCTGGTTTTTTCGGTCGTTCCATTGATCGCGATAGAGAGGATAATTGATCGGGTCTTCCTGATGAATACGCACCCAGTCCGGTTCCTGTTCGATCTGCGATTGCAGGATCGGGATTGCCGCGCTGAGAGCCTGTTGCATCTGGCTCCGCTCAGTTTCTAGCTGCTGTTTCTCCTGTCTCAACACGTTAAAGTTGCGCGAATAGTCGGACTGCCTCTGATAGCCTTCCAAAGCCTCCTTCAGCGGAACCTCAACTGTCTTTCCGTCGATTTTGACGGTTACGAGTCGGTTCGGATCTAGAGGTTTATTCTTGCCACCATTGTCGTCCGCGCCCGTGTCTGCCTCATCCTCACCATCGAACTCAGATGAATAATCATCTGCTGCCTCGTTCTCTGGATCGGACGTCTCATCGGCATAATCAAGCGCCGCCTCTGTCTGATTGACTTCGGCATCAGCCCTCTGCCTTCGCTCTGGTCTGGTTTGGGCCGGTGGGCCTTCCATTGCAGAAATACGGTCAGCGGCTTCCGCAAGGCTGATTTCGCTAGGCTGCGACTGCTCAGCATTAGACATATAGGTTACCTCATCAGTTAGGCCGCTTCAAGCGGTTGTTAAATCGCGTAATATCCGGCTCTGACGCGAGTGCGTTCAGTTCTCCCCGGAACGCGGCTATGGCGCGCACCATAAAGTACGCGGCATCTCTCCCACCCAGGTCTTCTGGGTCTGAATGTCTCCACTCGTCAATGTATCGCTCTTCCAAACGATCCAAGACGGTGCTTGTGGCCTTGTCAGACGCCAGCGCCTTGGCTGACCTCCATAGGTCTTCCTGTTCAAAAGTGGACATTTACTGCATCCCCGGCGGCATCATGCCGGGAGGCATCATCGGCCCCTGCGGCATTGGAATAGGAGGTGGTGCGGTAGGAGGCGCGAACGCCTGCGCCGTCTTGAACACCTCTTGGATCTCGGTGCGCTGGCGATCAACCTCGGCCTTGATGACCGCCATATCCACCTGCGCCCCATACTTGGCCTGGATTTCAGCCGCCTTCAACATGGCGTCGATGAACATCTGATCGCGCTTGAAATCGTTCTCGGCAATGGCTTTCTGGCGATCAAGCTCCTGCTTGGCCGCATTGATGATGATGTCAGCCTTGGTTTTCTCGGCCTCAACGTCAGCCAGCAACTGCGCAGGATCGGGCTTGTTGGAACCAGCCTGCATCTGCTGCATAAACGCCTGAACCTCCTGCGGGTTTACTTCCTTCCAGAACTGGGAAGCATCCTGGAAACCCTGCAAGGTCGTCATCTGCGCCAGCGTGTTGCGGAACTGCGCGAGATCAACCAGCGGGTTATTAGGACCATATTTCTCGATGGCTGCTTGCTGCATCTGGGCGATTTGACCCAGACCCATCAGGCGGGTTTCATCAGAGCCGCGTCCCAGCGAGATGTTGACAATCATATCCATGCTGGAATCCCAGCCGCGAGGATCGACCGGCACGAACTTGTTGCGCAGGCGGATGATCTTGGCCTTGTCCTGGTGCTGGATCACCATCTGCAAGACGCCTTGGAAGCAGTGCTTGATGCCATCGGCAAACAGCCTGGCGATCATCTCGATGCGATCCTGCGAAGACGACAATTGCGCCTGAACCGCCGCCCGAGTGGTTGATTGCAGCACGTCAGCATCCAGCCCCTGCGATGTGCGGGAGATGCCGGTGCGCTGGGTCTTCACCTCGTCGAGATAGGCCAAGACGCCAAGCGCCTGTTGCCCAACAAATGGCTCAACCAGAGGCGCGATCATGCCAGGAGCGCGAGCGCGGATGATGGCACCCGTCTCCACGTTCATCACGTCGTCGATGTTGACCTGATTTTCGACGATGACCATGCGCGGATGGATCGACTGCGCCAGGCTATCGAGCGTGTTGCGCATGATTGAGGATTTGATCAGTTGCAGATCCATTGTCTGATCGGCAATCGACTTGCCAAAGATCGTGTGAGGCGTTGGATCAGGCTCCAGCAGCGAGAATGGCGCATATTGCACCACCTCATCATGGAGAATATAGGAGCCGTTGCCGACCGAGCAGACCTTATGCAGTTCAGCAATGCCATCGCCGTCTTTGTCGATCCGCATATAGCTCTCGACGTAGTAGACTTTGGTGGTGGCCTCGTCATTCTGGGCTGTTATGCCGAAAAACGACTGATCTGCTGGGTTTCTGACGATGACCTCGTTGTTCATCTCGAAGCCGCCGGTTCCAGCGTTCTCCTCGATGATTGTCTTGTCGTAACCCATCTGAACCAGCTCAGAGATGGTCGTCAGCTTGCGTCTGGCAACATAGATCGCGTCTGCAATGCAGGTTGCTTCGTTGTCGATCAGGAATTGCTCAGGAGGAACGCACTCAACCACATATCGGGGCGTCTTTTTGGTCCGCTTGATGCGCATTGTGATGCGCTGCTCGCCAGTCATCATGTCCATTTCTTCGGCATATTCGTCAACGGACACATCAGGGTCTTGGGCAATGAAGCTTGCTTCTGCCTGGGTGATGCCGGAGTAGGAATAATATTCCACCGTCTCATCGGTGCGCACATACCATGTCAGAACGCCTGTTTTCAGGATCAGAGCATCCTTGATGGCGTCATGGAGGATGCGGAAACCGGGGTTTTCCTGCATGAAGATGTAGTTGATCAGGTCTGTGGCCTGTTCTGCGCTTTCGACATCCTCGGCAGACTTCGGGATAAACTCAAGCAGCTTGTCGCCGCCCGTGAAGATGCGAAGCAAAGACGGGATCATGGATAGAACGGTGTCGCGCACCTCCGTCATGATCACCTGAGATCGGCCAGCCTCTTCATTGCCAAAGAGATCGCCCAGGTAGAACGACATTGCGCGTTCACGCTCTGGCGCAATATAGCTGTCGATGTAGGTTGTTGCGTCCTCAATCGCCTGGGCAACCCGATAGCGAAACTCCTCATCCGTCATCGGCACCTCATATGGTGTCAGAAACCCGGTTTCGCTGTTGTAAGCCGAGTCCTGAACGCCATCCGCGCTGATCGGGATCAGATCGGGGTTATATGCGCCAAATGACGTTGTAGGGTTCGCCATGTCTTAGATCCTTATTTCTTCTTTGACTTGCCAGCTTCGCTGAGCGCAATCGCAATTGCCTGCTTCCTGCTGCCAGCCATCGGAGCCTTCTTCGGCCCCTTTGGATTGACGCCAGCGTGAAGCGTTCCAGCCTTATATTCACCCATCACTTTAGCGATCTTGGCGTTTGATTTGCTGGATTTCTTCATCTTTTCCTACCGATCATAATGGCTAGTGCAGGCTCATCGCCTTCAGACCCGTCTTCGTCCGCATACTCATCCGAATTGTCACTCTCGGCATTGTCCTTAATTGGTCCGCCGACAATCCACGCAGCGCAGGTGCGCTCCGCAGCACACTTGAAGTCAAAGATTTCACAGAAGCCAAGATCACCTGCTTCAATGACCTCCATTGCATCGTCAGCCATTCCATCGCCAATCCCCTCCTCGATGCAGTCGATGATCTTCTGCTTCTGATTAAAAGCAGAACAATTGCCGCAGAGCATTGATTTCGCCTCATCACCTGAGACGTCCCAACGCTGACCCATTCTGCGCCAATACCGGTCGTTGGGCTGATTAGGGTCCATCGGCCCATAGTCCGCCTTATCAATTGCCTTGCCCCTGTTCTTCAGGTTCATGGTGATGTCGCCGGTTGCCTGCGGGCAAGTGTCACCGCGCTGGCTGTCTTCCATCATAAAGTCAGCCATCAGATAATCTCCGTGACAGATACCGTGGATGAAGTAACGGCTGAATCCTTGATAACAGCCATTTTATCGCCGGGGTTTACAGCAAAAACCTCAGACCAGTTATTTGGAACCATCGGACTGGTTGTGATACTGGCGACAGGAGCCGCGCCAAATGCAACGTGACAGTGACCAAGAGAACAAGCCACACGAACCATTGTTGTAAACGGTCCAAAAGCCGTTGCCGTTGCAGAGCTGGTATTTCCAACAGTTATAACCTGCGTTGTGCCAGGAAAGGAAACAGTCGGCACAAGCTGACCATTACTGTCCTTGATGATTTTGCTCATGATCGTGCTCCTTTAGTCGTAACGCCTCTTCAAGGCTTCTTTCCACTATTTCTCGTCGAGATGGCTTTTGCCTTGGTCTTGGCATCCGCCTTTGAACTCGCTCCCCACGCTTGCAGCGATAGAAGTAGACGTGTTGGCTGTCCCTTTTCATCCCGTTCTGGCCCCGGCATGTTTCCCATCCGAGCCAAGAATGAAGCACGGCGAGGATTATCGCCAGCCTTCACAGGAGGTTTTAGGTTCATCCCCTCGGCTTTTGCAGATGCGCGGCCCTTGGCGTTCAACCCGCCCTTGGGGTTTTTGCCTTCCGATCTCTGCCATGCCGGGGTCTTCGCCATCACACGATCCCCTCAGAACTGTTTCCGATAACGCGCATAAATGGCCTTATCTTTGGTTGAAGGGGTTATTTCGCCAACTATCTCAGCCAATCCACCAAGCAGGCCGGGGATCTGCGCCCTTGCCCCATAACTTGTTGGGATGCCTGCACCTTGCGTCATCTGCCCACCGATAGTTGCCACACTTGTCGGCACATTAACAGAGTAAGTTGTGCTGGATGGTCCAGCAGATGCAATGTTGCGCATTGCTTGCAACTGGGCTGGGCCAAGATCAACGCCGCCGCCAATCGTTTGCCCCTGCCTAACACCATCTTGGTAGTTCTGCCCATATTGCGCAGAAAGACGCCCATATTCTGCGGCAAGTTGTGGGCTGATTGTTGTCCCAGATCCCCGTGGTGTTGAACTCATTGCCGCATTAAGCGCAGCCCTTAGTTTCAGATCCTCGCCTCCAGCCGCAGATATGTTGGCATTAGCCAACCGGCCATATTCATTCTCTACATTCTGAACCGATGTCTGAAACGCCCCTGCTTGCCCGCCGCTCTGGGCAACATTAGGATTTGATCCGCCCATACCCATTCGGTAGAGCATCATCATTTGTTCTGGCGTCAGATCGGCATAATCAGCCATCACACGATCCCACTGATTCCGCGCCGCAGCGGTTTGCCGGGACGCCATGCAAATGCTCGACCGCCCACACCAGCGGCAGTTCCGGCAAACGTCAAACACAGGCTATCCGCCAAGTCGGGCGAACGCATCCCGCGCTTTCTCATTCCGTCCTTCGACTCTACCACTAATTTGCCAGAACTGGAAAACGTGTAGCGAGGGGCGACCAGTTCATGGCGCAGCGCCTCATCCCTTGGCAACTTTACCGCCCGCGTCCCCAGCCAATCCTTTACCGAGATCCACAGTTCATCCCGCAGCCTGTTGGCATTCGGGTTCATGGCCGAGCTTTCCGACACGTTCACGTCCCTGACGTTGTAGCCCTGTTCCCGCAGTCGATCGGCGACGCCTGATCCGAGACCGATGGTGTCCACGCAGATCTCGTCTGGTGCATCCATCTTGGCTTCATTCACAATCGCGCCGACCGTCTGCATCAGATCGAGACCGCCCCATGATTTCAACTCAACCACAACATTGCCGCGCCGTTTGCAGAGCGCCGTTCGATCTGAACCAAACCTGGCAACGTCCACTCCATATATAATAGGCTCAGACATGGGCGCCGTAATATCCCGATCAAAGGCTGCATCGACAAGCTCAGCCGGGATCAGGGTGTCGTCGTCGCCCAGGGCGAACTCGCCGAGAACGCGGATGCGGAAGGCATTGGACGCCTCACCATATGTTGCGGCGATTTGTCGCACAAAGTCTGTGGAAACTAGTGGGTTATCCAAGCAACTGACATGCATCCGGTTCCAGTCGGACGCCAGTTCATGGTGCGTTTTATAGAAAAGGCCGGATGACCGGGTGGGATTCGAGATCATGATGGTTGTGGCTGAGTGGCCGGACATTGAGCCAGCCGCCGCCTCGAAGACCGCCTCTGGCACGGCAGACGCCTCATCGACCACCAGCAAAACATGCTCGGAGTGAACACCGGCCAGCGCCTCTGGTCTTTCCGCGCTGCTGGTCCTGGCCGATATGAAGCTGCTTTCTGGCGCACCCTTCAGCACGATCTTGTCCGAGAACACCTCGAAGCTTTCCCTGAGAACAGGTGGAAGCTTATTAATCCATGACTTAAGCTCGGCAAACAATGCGTCAAACAACTGCGCCGCAGTCGGAGCCGTCACCACACCCTTCTGCGGAAAGCGGCACGTCATATGCCAGATCAGCGCCCAGGAGCAGGCGGTGGACTTGCCCACGCCGTGACCGGCCCTGACGCTGATCCTGCGCTCGCCCTTGGCAATCTTGTTCAGGAAGTCCTTCTGCCACGGCAGAGGATCAGCCTTCAGAACATTGATCACAAAACCAACGGGATCTGCCGCATAGGTGCGGATGAAGTCGATGTAGGCGTCAGCTTCGTTGATTGGCTGTGTCATTCTGATTTCTTTTTTTTGGAAGACCAGTCGAACAAGGCAACCCGGTAGGGGGGGGAGGGGGGTCCACCCCTGCTTGCCTGTTAACCTGTTACAGGGGGTTGTTGAGTGTAAAAAGGGATAGACGTTTGTGGTGTTGAGGGGGGTTCTTTGGTTTCAGAGTATGCCTTGGATGTGGGTTCAGCACGCTTCTCTTCTCCAGGTGGATACTTGTGATCCGAGTATGCCGTGGGTTTCTCAGGGTGAGGTGTTTCTGTGGGTGAAATGGTGTCTGTGAGCAGAGGGTGCTGCTGCAACAGCCGCCCCCCGCCGCCTGGGGAGGCCGGGGGGGCTCCCGACACATCCCCATCCCAGCGTGACCCTGGACGCCTGCTGATGCCGCCTGTGTCCCCGTCCCACCTGTCCCCCATCTGTTCCCTCATCACGGTTATACGGATATATCATCCGCCCTAGGTGTAATGATTTCAATGGGTTGCAGGTCGTCATCGCTGCTGTCCCCTATTGTGTCCCCTATCTCGATGGCTTGTAGCTCCAGTTCACGCTGTGCAATGGCTGCCTGACCAACCCTTGCCGCCTCTGACAGCTGCCTGAGAGCGTGCAGATGCAGGTGCTGATGCGTTACCTGCACCTCCTGCCGCTCTCCGAAGATCGTTGGCACTAGCTTGGTTGCCAGCCATTTGTAGCTGTCTATCGCCACTCTAGCCCCGTTTGGGTCCAGCTTTCCAGCCAATACCGCCTGCGCAATGTCCCCGATCGTATCAGCGTAGACGAGGCTTCGGTTCGAGCAGGCGCGCAAGTATGCTAGACGGAAATCGTCGTCTTCCCCCAGCCATCTATACACGCTTCTGACATCAGGCATCCCCGGATCATTGGCACACACGTTCGCAATGGATCTGCCTGACGACACGCCTGCGATGATGTCGTCGATGATAGCAGGTGACTTTTTGCTGGGCCTTCCGATCCTAGAAGGCTGTTTTATTTGAACTTCCTCAGCCAGCGTCACCCTGCGTTTAGGACGCCTGGCTCTTGCTTCGATCCTTTTGCGCCGCGCTTCGATCTGCGCTGGCGTTAAATCCTTCGGCATCTGACCCTCTGCGGTATCCTAATACCATCCGGTATCCCGTTACCATATTGTATGACAAAAGTTCTGCGTCATGTCAAAACCCCGATTAACCTGTTTCTGGTTAATCGGGGTCAATCAAAAGGGATCGCATCATTCAGCAGCGTGTTCGTCGGGTTCTTGTTCTGGACGTATGCCCCTGGAAACTGCCGTTTGATCTCTGCGATGGTTGCCATTGCGTCTGGCCTCTCGAACAGTCCTACGATTTCATCGAAGCTGATGACGATGTGATCTGGGTGGCGCTTGGCGATGTCCGGGATGTCGTGGACCGACTTGGCGAAGGCATAGCGTTTCCTGCCGTCAGGAGAGCCGTGGAACCACACGTGGCTGTTATCCTCACTCCTATGGCCTGCTGCCCTTGCAGCCTTGTCCAGCGCCTCCCAGCCCCTTGCCATCGCCATTGCCTTCTGGCTGGCAAGTTCGATGTCCACGGCCATGATAGCCTCGTCTAGCTGGTGCTTGGCGATTGCGAACTTGGCTGCAAGTTCAGGCGGAACGATGCGCTCCAGGCGTCCTATGCCCCATTCGCCTTCGAACTTGATTGCGGCTTGGTCCGCGACTTGGATCGCCGCCCATAGACCTGCGTCCCTGGCTGTCTTGGCTCTGTTTGTGGTTCTGTCGGCCATTGATATGTTCACCCTTTGCATTGGTTGACCCTGTTTTTGTGTGCTTGTGCTGAGCATTTCGGTAAATAGGGTAGACGGATTCTACGGGACCTCTGGAAATAGGCTGTAATAGGGCAGGCTATCTACCTGCTAATTATATTGTGTCTATATATCAATAAGTTAATTAAAAAAAAAAGGTAAGTAGAAAACAAACTACCCTGTCGACCGCCTTCCATAGGTAGACGGATTTGGTCCGAAAGTGTCAAATCCTTTCATTCTGTCGACCGCCCTATCTGCCGCACTTTGAACCGTTCCTTTCCATCCTAATGGACTTTCCCTGTTATATTTAGTACCTATGTAGACATTGGCGACTAGGCGTCAATAAGGCAAGGAGATGTAAGGCATGTTAGCTTTTGAGATCCACAACGACCTACCCATGCCAGCGAAAGCTCCTGTAGGATGTGTCTATCCGTTCAGAGATATGTCTGTTGGACAGTGCGCAGTGTTTAACTTGGATGAACCAACATTCAAGGAAAGCAGGGCCAGGAAATTGGTTCACCTCTATCATCTGCGCAGAGGGATGGAATTCACCTGCCGTGTTGACCGCAAGGCCGGTGTCTTCCGTGTCTGGCGCATCAAGTAGCCAATCAATTTCACCCAATAGCTCACCTATTGGGTGAAACCCTCATCCCTTCTTCACGAACTTGGCCTGCCCCTTATTAGGCTGCGCTGTGAACTGCCCATCCCTGCTCCACCCATTCTGAAGCAAGATCGAGACAACACGGTTGCTCATCATCCTGTCCCGCCTGCTGACTTCGATCAGCATGTCAGACATGATCTGGCTCACGCAGGTCTCCTGCTTCCCCAGAACCTTGGATAGCACCTCAGACGTCCATGGATCGTCTATGAGCCTGGCCTTCGTCTCCTGTGCTGCGATGGTCTCAGCAGCCCTTGTAAGCCACCACTGCTCGCCCTGCCGGTATCTATGGACAGCCTCGCCCCATATCTGGATGCGATCCTGCTGGAGCGCATCTGTGTCGATCCTGCCCACCTTCACCGGCCAGAAGCGCCTGTTGCCGGTGTCGTCCCGCAGATAATCCGTTCGATTGGTTGATCCGATAAAGACGCATTGCCGGGGAAAGGTGACTTCGTTCCTGCCGTATGGCGGTCTGAACCGTTCCTCTGATCTTGAAATAAACGCTTTGACCACCTCCACCTCGGCCTTGGAGACGTTGGCAAGTTCTGCCAGTTCGATGATCCAGCGCCCTCTGACGTAGCCGCTGGCCTCCTTGGAGTGCATCGGAGGCAGGCTATCTCCGAAAAACTCAGGACCGGCCAGCACCTTGGCTGCGGTGCTCTTCCCAGCCCCTTGGCTGCCTTCAAGGATCAGAACACCGTCAGCCTTGCAACCCGGCTCCATGACCCTCGCAACCGCGCTGACGCACCATTTGGTTGCAACTTGCTCGATGTAGCTGCTGTGCGCTGGGTCTTCTCCCTCCACCCCGCAATAGGTGAACAGCCATTTATCTAATCTTGGCTGCTTGTCCCATGCTGCTTCGCAGTCCTCCAAGAAGTGCTTCACCGGGTTGATGATGGCGTCATGCACCACATCGTCGATGGCGTCGGCAACCTGGTTCTTGGCTGCTCTTGGAAACAGGTTCCGGTTAAACCAGCTTGTCGCGCTCAAGATGTCACGGTCTTCGATCTCGCGAGGCTTGAACTGCTTGTTTGCCGGGGTGCCTGGCACGGTCTTCAGCAGGATCTTGCGCCCTGTGAAGGCGTTGTATGCCAGCGCCTCTGTCCACTCCCCGTGATGCCGAAGCGTGTGGGCAAGATTGGCATGGTTGCTGATCGCCCAGCCCTTCTGATCAACGACAAGCTTGTCCTCCCAGGGATCGCCGAGGAACAGGGTCCGCTTGATCGGTTGTTCCTCTGGACTATTCCCGGCAATCTGCTTCTTGGGCTTTTTGGCTTCTAGCGCATCTGACTTGGCGTCCAGATCGTGTTGCAAGTCTGAAAAGAAATCGTCGTCATCGAATGTGTTCCCCATCACTTCCACCAATCATCGTCTGCGCTGACCTTATTGCCCTGACCGGCAACCGCATCTATTCCTGCCTGTTCCTTGGCTGCGATGCTGATGTCCATCGCGGCAACAAGCTCTCGCTGTGCAGCTTTGACATAGGCGACCAAGGATCTTTGAGCGTAGTTTGCGCCAGGCAAATCGCCAACTGATACAAATTCCCGTGCCAGCCGTGCATAAAGCTCGACGTAGCCAAAATACTCGGCCGCTATTTGCAGCGTGTCTTCGAGAGTGTTAAATTTAGCCATTGCCTCCGCTCCTCCTCCCGGCGTTGAGGCGATTGACGGCGCAGCAGACTGACCCCCGCTGCGCCGTCTTTCTGTTTACAGCCTAGAACACGTCATCTGCTGACATTTCAGCAAGCGCCTTCGGAGCCGGTGAACCAAAGTCCTCCGCTTCGATCACGCCCCAGTCTGTGGCGCCAGACCCAAGCGGCTCACCCTTCCGAGTGATCCAGACGCCATTCAATCCAGCCGCTACACCGCGATTGCCCGCAGCGTCATAGCCGTAGAAATTCAGTTCTGCCGCCCCATAGTTGCCGGATTGCAGATGATCCTCTGTTGCCGGCAGGCGAGCCTTTCCAGCCTGGGCGCGCACTGGCTTCTTGCTGCTGGCTGACAGATACCAGTTGCCCCTGAACTCGTCGCCCTTCATGTATTCGCCGGAATCTCCATCCTTTTCGTCGCCATCCCGCAGCGGATTGCGCAGACCCTTCGGCGGTTTATCCCCGAATTTCTTTGCAACTGCCGCTTTCATTGCTGCCTTGATGGCTGCAATGCCTGCTTCGTCCGTCTTCGGGATGATCAGAGTGACGCTGTATTTGGGTTCTGCACCCTCTGCCGCAGCACGAGGCTCCAGCAGGTGGATGTAGGCCATGCGAGCATCCTTGACGACAATGCGTGTATTTGCGTTTTCCATTTTACCGTTTCCTTCGGTTCGACGTTTCAGAAGTCTTCAAGCTCTAGATCGGTGACTGCCGTATCCAGATTAATCGGGATTGATAGCTCGATAGACCTTCCTTCATATCCCGGCCACACATTGGTGTTGATGCAGTCGGAATATATCTTGGCGATCCTGTTCATCGCCGCCCATCCAGCCGCAAGGCTGTCATTGGAAAGCGTGTAACAGGCAACCGCATATGGTGGCTGCTTCTCAACAGCAATGAATGTAAACGGGGCGATGGCTCCCGTCGTCTCCGCAACACCGTCAATGTAGTGAGCGGCCTGCATGTAGTAGCCGTATGATCGGATAGCTCTGGCAAAGGCTTCTGGCGATGCGTCGATGGTAGTCTTGAGATCGACAATCCCATGTTCACCTATACCGTCAATACCGCCCTTGCATGGCACCTTGGAATCGTAGCCTGTCCAGGTTGTCTGCTGTTCCGTCTTGCAGCCGGTGAGCATTTCCGCTGCGTGTTTGCTTGCCCAGACGCTGTCCCTCATCCGCAGCGCCTTATCGAGATCAGCCACTGAGATGATGGGCAAACCGATCCGCTCCAGCTTTGCCTTCTCTTCCTTTCCTTCCTTGGTTGTCCAGTTCAGTTCCTTGACGCTGAACAGATCAGCATGGGTTTTGTGCGGCTCCAGAACCATCGAGTGAACCACGGTCCCGAAGATCTGCGCTGGCGTTGGCGTCCTGCTTACCTCCATCGCTGCCTTGTAGTGCGCTGGTGATCTGGCGAGCAGCTTGGCTCCAGAGGCTGATAGCGCCTCTAGCTTAAAGTAGTCATTTTCCACTGTTGTTCTCCCTAGTTGGTTGCTGCCCAGAAGGCGATCAGTGCAGCGTCTGCCCTGCCGTCATCCTTGACCCGTCGAAACAGGTGGGCATATGCGGGAAAGCACTCTGCCGCCCGCATCCTGTTTCCATCTTTGCCCTCGCGGGCGCCGACTGCTTTCTTCCACTTCTGTGGCGTCACATGCTCGATCGGGATCTGTAGGCCAGAGCATATGCCGATGCACAAACCGTAGGATTTCCCAAAGGCAAACATGCTGGTGACGCCCTGCCCTGGCATTGCACCTACCAGTTCGATGATGGCACGATCTGGTTTGCGTGATGCAATGATCCCAGCCAGCATCTGCGGGCTGATCTCGCGCTTCATTTTGTTTCCGCGCTTCACCTCTAGCGTCGGCATATCCTCAACGTCGAGCATACCTGTGGCCGAGTTGAAGAACGCCAGCGCCCCTGATGCGCCAGGATCAATAGCAAGGATCACGGCCATTCTAGCCTCATTTCCAGACCCATGACCTTTGCATAGGCCAATGCAGATTTCAGGGTGCATGTTTTGTTAGTGCGCGATGCACTATAGGTAGCTGACGATACAGCAGCCTCATCGCAAACGGCGCGTGTGGATTTCTCCTGCCGTTTGCGCTCCTTTTCGATCACCCGAAAGAAGTCATCGGCATTGCGAATGCGGTAACTCATTCCTCATGCTCCTTGCTCATCACGGGATCTTGGATTTCCATTGCATTGCGCTTGCGGCGATCTGTTGGGATTTTGTCCGCCTGCCACTCGCCGCACCACTGCGTCCTGGCGACCCGCGTGGATGTTGGATAGCGCAGGCATGTCAGAGATCCACCTGTTTTCTCTTTCGTGAACCGGCACGTTAAGCAGGTATCTGTTGCGCGTTCCATCAGTCGCTCGCTTTCGGCATGTTGCTCTGGATTACCATCTCGATCGGTGTCATTCCGATTTCGTGCATGTAAGCGGCAAGGATGACGCTTTCCTCCTTGCGCTTAGCATCGTCCATCTTCCGCATTGCGATGATCTTGCGGATGATTTTCACATCGTAGCCGCTGCTCTTGGCTTCAATGTAGATGTCTTTCACGTCTGTCTTTAGGAGACTGATTTCGTCTTCCTGCTTTTCGATGCGCTCAACGATGCGAGCTAGTTGGTTGTTTTTAAGATCAGACATTTTGTGACCCCGTTTCTTGAGTTACCTGGTCCAACTCGCGCACCACCAGTGCCGCATATCCGATAATGTCTAACCAGTGATCCGGCTCATATGCGTTGCCGCTTAGGATGCGAGAAATCTTATGCTCGATCATCTCAAGTGACTCCTGCATATATTCCGGCATGTCCGCCCAATTAGGACTTGTCCGTATAAGGCTTTTCAATCTCTGTGACATTGCAGACTGTACTGAGTAAGATCCGTGCGTCTTCTCTCGGCTCTGCAAGATACCCTCTATAGTCTGGTCCATTTCGTTCTTTCCATTTTCTGACGCCGTGAATGACTGTTGTGTGGTCTCTCCCGCAGATGCGTCCTGTCTCCGCATATCCGTATCCATTTGAGATAAGAGCAAAGAAAACCTCTGATCTGGCTCTAACAATTGGTCCATGTCTGTTCTGCCCCCTGATTATGTCCCAAGTCATATTTCGACTTCGAAGGATTGGCAGGATAATCCGCCTGATCCTGTCTCTCTTCAAACCCCGTGTGATCAGCATGTCATCCCTGCTGAACTCTCTGACCGGCTCTTCCTCAATTACCGTCTCGATCTCTAGCTGTGCTTCCTCCTGTATTTGTATCTTTGGAATCGCAATCACCATCATGACCTCTGATATAGGTGCTTGCTGTTGAACTGGTTTTGGTCCGTTGAGCCTGGCCTTGACGCTCATGTAATGCTGCTGCCAGTTCTCTACCTGAAATTCTCCACCAGATACCGCCTTGCTTCCCGCATGGTCTTTGTGTGTTTCAAGTCCCCGTTCCAACTGAGCGCCCTCCATATTTTCCGCACCTTGCTTTGCTGTATCCAGCCAATTTGCCTGTTAAAGTATTTGACGGAATACACACCGTCAAACCCAATCTCGATTGTGATCGGTCTCATGTCAGCCCCCCAGCACTATGCAGATGACAAAGATAGACCCGATTGCAGTCAGTCCTGCGCAGACATTGGCGATTTCGTAGATTACCGTTTTCATCGTTTTGACCCCGTGTTTTCATTACAAGTCAAACCTATCTTCTATAAGTTGCCAAATCATTAATCCCAGGAACAAGATTGCTCCGTTGCACCCAATCACAATGACACCTGTGAACATGGTTGCTGCAATGTTAAGAAGCGCCAGTTGATAGTCAGTCATCTTTCCCCTCCAGTGCTTTGCGCGTTTCATCTTTCAGGTAATGCCAATCAGCCCTAGACACATATTGCAGGGCATCCTCTAGCGCCGCCTCCAGCTTCTCAATGTGGGCTTCTGCCGCGCAAAGTTTCCAATGCAATTCAAAGTGAGAATCGCGCCACAGTTTGATGGATTTTTCTTGAAGATCAGTCACCTTTCCCCTCCAGTGTTTTGCGGGCAATTTCGCAGATGCGAGCGCCATCGAAGAAATTGTCGATGACATCCAGCAGCGCCGCCTCCAGCCTCTCGATGCGGTCGGCCAGCTCTCCGCAAAGACATTTTGAGCGTTCATTCGGGAAGATGCAGGTATCTAGGCGGCGGGCTCGCCTTAAAAGATCGTCAGTCATCTTTCCCCTCCAGTGCTTTGCGGGCTTCCGACTGAAGTTCAAAAAACAAAGACACGTAAGATTTGTCTACGTCTCTTGGCCCTTCAGCTATCTCCCGCAGCGCCGCCTCCAGCTTCTCGATGCGGTCTTCGTAGTGCTTGACACTTTCGTGCCATTTGTCCGTCAATTCGCGGAACGCTGTTTCGTAGTCAGTCATTGCCGCTGCTCCCGTGCATCCTGGACACAGACCAGATGGGCATGGGTTCCACCGTAGATGCCAAGCTCCCTGAGCGCCTGGTTCTGCGGAATCAGAACACCTGTAGTTAGGTTGCAGAGCGGGCATTTGCGCTGAATGAGCGGCCTGTTGAACTTCATATTGAAGACCGGGCGGTTGGCGTTACTGACCCGCATGATTTCCTCCCAAAGCTTTTTTAAGTTTCTGCCTAAGCTCCAACGGCATCGGATATTTGTCAGCGTCGATGATAGCCTGTTCCAGTTCGTCCACCCGTTGCTCCAATTCATCGCAGACCTTTTCAATCCGAAGGCATTGCCGATACCAACGCTCTTCGTTCTCGTGCCAATAGTGAACAGCCTTCATCCCTGACATTCCAGCTCCTCCATGACTTGCTTGAACCGCTTGAGATGATGCTGAAGCTCGATCTTGTGCCGCAGTTGCGCGGCCTCATCGGTGGCGTAGTAAACCAGCAAAGAGCAGTCGGCGATGTTGCGGGCTGCAATCTGAAGTTCAATGTATTCCGTTGGAAACTCGCTTTCGATCTTCATCGTGTGACCCCGTTGCAGGGCGGTTCGAATCACCATCCCATGTAAAAAAGATTATTAGGCAAAAAGGATTTTGTAAACAGAAAAATGGCGGTTGCGGAATATTTTTCCACAGACCGCCATTTATCGTTAATAATCAGTTACTTACTGGCCCAGTAAACCGCCTTGCTGGCGTTCTCGAAGCTGCTGGAGAATTGCCGCAGACGCTGGCGCATATGGCGTAAAGCCACCGCCACCCAGGATCTTTGCCGCTTCATCGCGCAGTGCCTGCGCCGCAGACGATGCCGCTGTTGTCTGAACAGGAGATGCAGCCAAAGCCTGCTGAACAGCGCCAACCTGCCCGGCTTGGGTAGCAGCCTCCGCAATCTGTTTCGCGACAGGTATCCTCCCTAGCAAATTGGCAAGACCAGCCGCCGTTCCAGACCTGTTTTCAATTGCAATACCACCGCTGACAGGCTGGGCAAATGCTGCCTCAGATACTCGGCGCACGGTAGAGAGCGTTCCAATCTCTTCTGGGCTGAACAGGATCTCAAGCTTTGAGTTTCCTTTTCCTGTTGGAGCGCCAAGATCAGAGAACGCTTTCCGATATGCAGCCTGCGAGAAACCTTCCCCACTCGGAGCCGCTTTGTCGATCAGGTTTTGGACCACCTGCCCACGGATGTTTTCCCAAGCTTGTAAGTTTGCCGTTTGCTGATCTGGAGAAATGTCTGTGCGCGAAAGTGTCGCTTTTAGTTTTCGCAGATCATCTACTTTCCCGCCAAGAACATGGCTCTTGATGAAATCTTCAGCCGCAACTTTCTCATCAATTGCAGATTGAAGACCAGGCGTCTGGAAAGCTCTTGCTCTTGCCGATGACGCATCAATCCCCTGCTTGAACAGGTTGATGGCCTCAACGGCATTGTCACCAGATGTTTCCGCCGTCTCAATGAAGAATTTATCAAGGTTCTTCTTGATCGTGGAAAGTGCAACTGCCTGCTCAGGATCGGCTGATGCAGCTCTCTGTGTCAGCATTTCTCGAAACTTGATGGCTTCCTTGATTGTAAATGGACGGCCATCATCAGCAGCAAACTGCTCTAGTCGCTTCTTGATAGGAGATGGAATTTTGTCTTCAAACTGGTCAAGCGTATCTGCAATCTTGACACGATATGGACCAAACGGAAGTTCAGCGTTTGAGCCAGGAGCATTCCGCGCTGCCGTGTATATCTCATCAATCTGTTTTCCTAGATCTCCATAGGTTCCGCTTTTCTGGAAACGTGAACCAGCAGCCGCCATAGCCTGCGCACCAGCCTCATAGGCAGGCATTTGCTGCCCAGGGCGAACTTGCTCTAGCGCAGATATTAGCTGTCCTGGTTGTTGCGAATACCTCTGCAAAAGAGGATCACCAACGCCTGCAACCTGTGCCAAATTGCGTTCAGTCTGCCATTGGCGAGGATCGCGAGTGATTTGCGCTTTTGTCGGATCAATCCCTAGTTTCTGGAAGTCCTGAACACGAACAAGCGCCATAGGATCAAGCTCGCCAGAGACACGCAACTGTTCCTTAGCATCCTTAAATAGTTGGTTTCTTGCATCAGCAGTTATTTTCCCAACGTCAAAGCTAGGGTCGAAACTGCGGCCTGTGCTTTGAACAGCAGCAAGAATATCCGCATTGGTGACGTTCGATGGCGTGATCCTTTTAACTGTTCCGACAACAGATTGACCTGCACCAACAAGTCCGCGCCCCAAACCCCGCATAGCCTCTGGAAGCAATGCACCACCAACAGAACCAACAGCAGCCTGCATTCCCTTGTCAGCAAACGTGCCTTCTTGGCTAAACTCAGATGCACCTGTCACAGCGCCGCTGAGAGCGCCAGCAGCAAGCCTTGGCAATAGTGCTGCCTGTCCACCAGGAATCAGCATTGCAGGTGCTTGTGCGGCCATAGAACCAAGCCCACGAGCAATATCCATTCCCGGCTTCGATCCAAGCCGTTCCTGATATGCAGCAATCTCCTTGTTGACCTCTTGCGTGTAAGCTTTGGCATCTTCAGGCGGTCGAACAGCCATCATGTAAAGCTGCTTCAGCCCCTGTCCAACGTCCATCACGCCGCGTCCCATGCGCTCACCAAGAGACGTGATGTCCGGTGCAATCTGCAACTGCTGTAGATTTTCTCTGGTAAAGGTAGGTGGCATCCCGGCAGTGTTTACCTGCCTGCCAGCATCAACAGGAATCATCTCTGGCGCAAGGCGTCTGGTGTCTTGCTCAACAGGGACCATTTCAACCATTTGAATTACTCCTCTGGAAGCACAAGACGCTGACCATTGACGGTCGCATAATAGCGCCCATCAACGCCGAGCTTGGCAGTGATTGGCTGCCCTTGGAAAGTAGCAGAACGAGTGTATGGCTTTGGCTCTGCTGGCTTTGGATATGCGGCACCAAGACCAGCCGCCTTTATCCCAGGTGATTCTTGTAAGACACCAGCCGCAATTATTCCCTGTTTCAAAGCAACTTGGTCCACTCGATCTGTAATATCAAGAATTTTGCGAATCGTTCCTTCGCCAAGAGCAATGTTCGATCCAGCAGCCTGTTCGAGAAGTTTGCGCTCTGGATCTGTGATTGCGCCCTGACCTTTCATTCGTCCTGCTGCATCCAGCGAACGATTGGCAAGCTGGGTCATCAAAACGCGGCTATTGGCAATCCTTGGATCTTCAGGTGTTATTCCAAGTTTCTGCAAGGTTGACCCAATTTCAACTATTCCTTGTGCACCAAATCCAGTGATCGCACCTTCATCCAACAATGCCCTAATGGTGTTGCTCCCAGCCAAGTTTGTAGCAGCGGCCTGACCAGTAGCAAGTTGCTCTTGCAACAGATTTGCAGCGTTTGTCGCCATTACCTTTTCAGCGGTATCCCCAACATTGACTGTTGTCCCAGGAGGCTTCAAGGCCATTTTATAATCAAAGAAAAGTTTTGGAACGCGGCCAGCGGCCTCTTCCTGCGTCTTATATAGGTTATATTCCTGAATCTCAGCGCCTGATTTCTGCGCTTCAGGTATCATTCTTCCTATCAGAGATGGATCAACCCTGACTGCTGCCTTAATTTTTGGATCAATGTCTGGATTAGCTAGGAACGCATCAATTGCCGACTTCTTTTCAGAAGCCTGCGCCAATGTTTGCTGATTAGCTTGAAGCTGCGTCAAAGCAGTTTCCTGCGCATATGGGTTTGTTGCCCTCTGAGCCACAATCTGTTGATTGATGCCCATCAATTGCGATCCAGCAATGCCACTTGGATCGTAGCCAAACCGAGCCTTGTAAGCCTCTGGATCTTTCGCCAGTTCGCCAAGCTGCTTCTGGCTCTCAAGCATCTGCTGCTTCTCCAGCAGTTGCTGGCGCATCAGATTAGCTTGGGCGATGTTGTAAGACTGCGTCTGGATGTTGCCGCCAACGCCACCAAGCTTTGCAAGCGCCTGCGCACGGCTCTCAGGAGACTGTCTGGCGCCCGCAGCAAGCAGCACTCCACCCAGCTCACCCAATGTCGAAAACATCAGCCGCCTTTGATCAGCCTGTGACATCATCGACATGCTATCAGGCATCTGCCCACCAGCAGCAGGCGTCTGCTCCCCGCCACCAAGAAGGCCGGAGATGCCGCCATAGATCGAACTGCCAGCGTCTTTCACGCCACCAAGAAGGCCGCTCAGAAAGTCATTCTCAGCCATGTGTCGTCCTCACTTCTTTGCAGCAGCTTCAGCCAGCCAGCTAGGTAATGGCGTTGTTCCTACATTAACACGTCGAGCCGCTGGCGTGGGCAGGATGTTGAGAGGGTTAACCGCAGTCGGGTTTTCCATGCGATCCATGCCAGGCAACTGAGATTGATACAGCAGCGACTGCATGAAGGCATTGGCGATGTCTGGGCTGATCTGTGGCGCCTGCTGGGGCGCAGGACCAAGCAGACCAGCAGGCATAGCCTGTTGCGGTGCGATCAGCGCCTGCACGTCTCCCAGCGTCATCCTGCCATTGTTGATGGCGTCTGAGAGGTAGCCAATGATCTGCGGATCGCCAGAGGTGCCGGTCAGACCAAGATACATGCTGTTGATGTCTTCAATTGTCGCCATGTCTATTATCCCCAAGCCTGCGGGCCGAGCAGCCCGGCAAAGATGTCATCACGCCATTTGCCGCGAGTCACAGGAGCCGCAGCACCAGGTTGCCAACTTGGCTTCCCCTGACCAGCCTGCATCAGAGAACTGCCAAGACCGGCAAGACCAGCGATCTGACCTGCTGTTGCACTATCAATGCTGAAACCCGTATCTTTTGGAGCCAAAGGAACAGCCGCCATTGCCGCCTGACCGCCTCCAGCCGTTGCCATAGGTCCAACGCCGCCAGGTGGCTGTGATCCCATCAGCGACTGCGGCAGTGTTGCGCCCATCATCTGTTGAGGCGCACCAAACCCAATCGGTGACGGCTCTTTGCTCTGAGGAGTAGCCATCCCAAGCAGGTTTGTGATCGGACTGGCAATGAAACCAAGACCACCGTTCAGATACTTCTGATCCAAATTACCAATTGCACTGGCCGCATTTGACCAAGGCGGTGTAGCACCAGCCGGTGGCGCCATAGCAGCCTGATCACCATTCAGACCAAGTTCGCCGGCATACTTCTCACCGATCTTAGTGATGTTGCCAATGCCGCCGCGATCTCGGACGGCATACCAATCTCCAGTCCCCTTGTTTGCCATACGATCCAGCGAGAAATCGACCTGTTGCTGCCAGTTTTCAGCAGATGGAATAGCCCCATATTTCTGCTGAAATTCATGAGCCATCCCGCCTGGCGCAACCTTGGTTGGATCAGTTGAGCCAGAATAGAGTTGGAACGGACCATAGGAATAACCTTTAGCATCCTTGTTGCCAAAGCTGGGTGATCCAATCGTGTTTGGGTTCAACCCTTCAGACTTGGCAATCCCAAGCGCCATTGCAGGATTGACGTTGTAATCCTTGGAGCGCCGCCAGATGTAGGATGCAATGTCGTTGATTTCAGCCATAACGCACCCTCTGGTCGTCGATTGCTTTGTCGATGATTGCCAAGCGGCGCAGCATCTCTTCACGCTTGCTGTCTGGCAGATTATGGATGCGTTTGAGGTTGTCGTCCAGAAAGCCAGTGCAATTCCAGCAATCCCGGCCAGTTTTCTCGCCCAGACCATAACCCGGTGGCATATCAGCACCAGCCTTCGCCAGGTAATCAAACACCTGCTTTTCGGACCAATCTTCAATCGGCATGATGTACTCGATGCCGTCGATGATCTGACCATTTTGCGAGGTAGACTTCCTCCGATCGTCCATCCTCTGACCCTTGATGATCTTTGTGCAGCCAAGATCCTTGATCCCCTGATATAAGGGAATCCAGATATTGATAGCGCAGCACTCCAAACAGGATTGCATTGCTGGGCCTTCATTCCCGCTGATCGCCTTGCCGAGTGCTGTGTTCTCAATCGGCAGAACGTCAACCGGCCATCCTCTTTCCGCAATGTTTGCAGGCTGATCCGATTTCAGATGGATGAAATGCGGCAACCTTTTTGACCAGCGTTCCATATAATCCAGCATCTCAGGATAGGATGCCCCGGTGTCCAGCCATACAACATAGAGATCATCCCACCGCTCACGATAGAGATAGAGGCAGGCAAGGCTGTCCTTACCACCCGAGAACTGGAGTGCTGTATCAATCACAGTGAAGCCAATCCAGCCATGATCGACACGGCAGATCCTGCAGCGCCAAGACCCGTCAGCAATGGGTTGCTCTGCTGCCCCGGGCCGGTCTGGGTATTAGACTGCCCATACGGAGTTGCACCCAGAGCCTGAATTGGGATCTGAAGCTGCTGGATGGGGAATTGCTGCGCCTCACGATAGGATTGCTGGGCCGCATCAAGCTGCGCCTGCTGCTGGGCCTGCAAGAGAGATTGAGCCGTCAGCGCCCCTGTCTGCCCTGTCAGATAGGATTCCTGACCAGCATTAGCCAAGTTGCCCAATGTCCCAGCACCCTGGATGCCCAACTGAGCGCCAGACAGACCGGCCTGCTGGTTAAGCCGCTGAGCCTCCATCGCCCGTGTAATGTCAGCCTGCGCCGCCGTCTGCGCCTGCCCATAGTTCTGCGCCATCAACTGCGCTGCCAGTTGCCCGGCCTGCTGTTGCGCCGCTGCATTCACAACACCTTCTTGGATGGCCTGCCGCGATCCACCAAAAGCCTTAGCCTTCAGAGCGGAATCATAGGCTTGGTTCAACCCGGTCTGGCGCTGCTGGTTGAGAACATCGAGCGAGGTGCCAAGAACCGCCTGCGTGTAGGGGTTCATGTACTGGGAAAGATCAGTCTGCGCCAGTTGCCCTGGCTGGACCTGCTGCGGTTGATAGCCGCCAGCCTGTGCCGCAAGCTGCTGGGCATAGGCAAAGGCAGGCTGAGACATGGCCGCATTCTGCGTAATGTTGCCAACAATGTTCTCTGTCCCAGGCGTCATACTAGCAACCCGCTGGCCTTCATACGGGCCGAGCATGTTTGCTGAGACGTCATAGGCCGCAGCAAGGTTCCGCTGACCGGCCTGCTGGACCCATTCAGGCAGTTCAGTCTTATTTGTAACAGTCTGTGACTCAGGTGCCGACTTACCCATGATTCATCTCCATAATAGGCAGAGCATGAGAAATGCCCGTTTGATGCCAGCCATATTTGGGCAGAACCTTGCTCCAGCCCACTCGTCCGCTCATCTCGATAAACTCGCAGCCCATGTCCTTCGCCATCTGGATCAACTGAGGCTGCATCGTCATTGCCTCATCCATGTCGCCAAAGACCAAGAAAACCGTCATTGCCCGTTTGCGAGGATACTGGCTCACCATCGTCACAACGCCAGAGTTCTCCTTCCAGAGCATCTGCATCTGGCCGGATTGCAAGGCTTCAAACACGTCTTCGACCGAGTGTGTGTTGCCACCGTGATCGAGCGCAATCTGAAGCTTAGTAATTAGGAGCGCCTGTTTGTCCAAGTGGCACCAACGTCGTTGTGAGAGTTCCAGTGTTTCCTACCGTCACCTTATACACTGATCCGTTTGGCGACTGAAGCAGGATGGAATCCGTCACCTCAATGGTAGAAACCGTCCTGCTGAAGATCCGGTCAATGGCCGCAAACGCCCTGATAAAGTAATCAGGCTCATATTTAGCCGGTGCTGGCGGGAGATTAGCCCTCATCGACCGCCCCCACTTGATAGATCAATGCGCATCTCGCCAATGCTCCACTCGGCATCTTGGGTTGAGGCGATCTTCACACGGAAGTCGCGCCCGGTCACCCTGGTGTCGCAGTAACCGTCTGATCGCGGGCTGAACGGTCCAGACGTGTATTCTGTTCCCTCAGGCGTGAAGCTGCTGAAATACGTCAGTTGGGTGCTGGCGTATCCATAGCCGCTGTCCGTGATCGTCTGCTTTACATGGGCAAGCGTCGATCCGTTGGTGACATTGATGCTGGAGGTCTCGGCATAGCGGTCAGTGGTGATCGGGACGCCAGCCGCCGTCCAGCCGTTCTCTTGGAAGTAGAGTTCGCCAGAACTGTCGCCAGTCATCGGATATTGATAGATCCCGGCTCCCTGGGCTGCTGTACGTTCCATCTCGCCAATGGACCACCAGTTTTCCGCATAATTGTAGCAGACATACAGGTTTGGGTTTTCCTCGCCATCTGCGGGATACCAGAACCAGACTTCTGGGAAAACGCTGTTGTCCGCACCATGCGTGTAGAGGATACCAGCATCAGTGTCGATGTTGTCAAAGACATAGGAACCAACGTCGCACGGCAGAGGCTTCACAACGCCGCCGTCATAGAGCCAGAAGCCTTCTTTCCCCATCCAGATGCAGCGACCGGCAAACGTAGCGAATGATCTCGGTGCGATCAAGCCGCAGCCAAATCCAATGCGCTCGATAGCGTAGATGTAGGGAAGGCCTATATAGCGCATCAGCCATGCCTCATCCTCGGTCCAGATCAGGGTGCCTTCGCGAACTGCCGCGCACATGATGATCCCGCTTGATGTATCTAGATCGAGATAGCCAGAGGTTATCGTCGTGTCGGCATAATCCCAGTTGGTGTAATCCTCGGAGGCTGACCATGCCACCCGGCGATTGTTGCCGCCTGCCCCGATCAAGACTGCATGGCGTTCTGCGGTAACGATGACGCCACGGTTGTTGAGTGGCGGAAGATCAGCAGCAGCAGACTTTGCCACGCCACCTGTCCCAGAGGCATTTGTGCCTGCGTCACTATAGGTAAACGATGACTCAGTTGGAACCGTTGCAATCGTAAACGTGCCATTCATCGAACCAACGCTGGTTCCTGTAATGACCACAGATTGACCAACAATGAACCCATGATGATGGTCTGTGGTGATCGTTATAACGTTGGAAACCCTGACAGCAGTTGCAATGTCATTGTAGCCAACAGGGTGCGCCTGATCTTCGCCCTCGCCATAATGCAGCAACCGGCCATCGCTTGATGCAACCGCCAGAACGTCGCCGCCCCAATTATCGAAGGTCCACGAGAAAGACCCATAGAAATAGGCAGACTGCGGCCTTGGATAGGTGGCATCAGTGTCGTCACCATAGAGCAGCGTCCCGTAGTTCCAGGCGCCATAGCCGCCAACATTCCCCGCAGACTCACCAACAAAATTGGCAGGCGTGATGTTAGTATATGTTGCCCCCTCTAGCGCATAGAGAGTGTCACCGCAGCCAACCATTGTCAGATGCGTCCCTGCATTGGTTGTCCAGGTGAACAAAGCGCGAGGGGTGCTTGCAAGAGGGGTTGCAGTGATGCGCTGCCACCCGCCAACAGGAAGCAGCTTGTTAGAGCGCCACCGCACCAGATTTGCATCCCAATAGCGCCCCTTCACCTGTAAAGGTGTGGCTGTCTTTACGACACCGGGAGGGATTGTGATAGGTGCAAGTGGCATTATGGTTGCTCCACCAAGACCCAAGACAAGGTTGCCTCATCCCATATATACGTTTTTCCGTCATCGGGATACGGGACAGGAGCCTGCCACTGGCATGTGGTCGTGTTCAAAACCCACGAGGGATAGGGTTGCGGCGCGATGAACGCATCCAACACGGGATCATAGGTGTAGCCAATACCAGCATAGTTTTTCCTGTAACTGGCCGTATAGCTGGTCTGCTTCCAGATAGTCGTTGAGCCAAAGAGCGATTGCAGGAACGCCACGCCAGCAGACTCGCTCTCAGGGAATGGCAGATCGTTGATCGTCTCGTTATTGACGACGATCACTTCGGTGATGATGTAGCTCCAGTCAAGCTGCGCGAAGTTTGCCATTAGAAGGTAATGCTCCCGCTTCCGGTGAAGGTGTAAATCTTATAGCCGCCCGTGTTGGCGAACGTGGGCGATCCGGTTGTTGATGCGGCATCTGCGTAAGTGCTTGGATAGCGAATGATGACGATACCGGAGCCGCCGGAGCCGCCAGATCGTGTAAGCCCTGTTGAGTAAGACCCGCCGCCGCCACCGCCGCCAAGATTAGCGCCGCCATTTCCCCCGTTGCCATTCCCGCTTGTCCCGGCAATGCCGCCGCCGCCCGTACCGGCAGTGCCAACAGTGCCAGAAGAAAATGTCCCGCCCGCACCGCCGCCCGCGTAAGTAACGGACGCGCCAGAAATGGAAGATGCCGTGCCGTTGCCGCCGTTGCCACCTACTGAAGTCGTGCCGTTTGTGCCCGCCGCACTAGCGCCACCACCGCCGCCGCCGCCATATACTCCGCTTCCCGGTCCAGATCCGCCTGCGTTGCCTTGTCCAGATGGGGAAGCCGCACCGCCTGCGCCGCCCATACCGCCGCCGCCGCTGCCCCCGGACGCCCCTGCAACTCCGGCTCCACCGCCGCCAAGAGATGCGCCGCCGCCGCCGCCTGTTGAGGTTATTGACGAAAAAACAGAGTCGCTCCCAGCCCCGCCAGTCGTGCCGGTATTATTGTTGATACCTGCTCCACCACCGCCAACCGTAACTGTGTATGGTGTCCCTCTAGAAACCGCCAACCCGCTTGCGGTTCTGTACCCACCAGCGCCGCCAGCTCCGGTAGACCCGCCGCCGCCGCCGCCAGCAACAACAAGATACTCAACGGTTGGGGTTGCCAAAGCCCCGCCAGCAAGGAAGAAGTTCTTCGCAGCAAACATTACGGGGTGTATCCCTGCGAATAGGAGCCGTACCAGTTCGTTCCGTCAGCGACGAAGGTCAAAATATCCATCTTGC